GTCGATTTGTAGGTCAAATACGGTTGTACCGGAAGTAGCCATTACTCTTTGTACAAGTTATCAAACGTCACATCGGGGTCCATGTAAGTATCATCCTGCTCCGCACAGTGAATCCACTGGCTCGGTCTAAAATCAGGAGCGCCGTTTCCAGTCTCCCAATAAGCAGGACTTGTTACACGAACACGGTTATTTGGCAAAGCCACAATGTTCCCGGTCCACTTGCCCGCATCGGTCAGCATCAACACATGACTTTGTTTGTGTTGCGCTGGACAATCGGCAATCTCGCTCTCCGCATAATCCACCGTAAACAAGTAGCGCCCCGTGTAAAACTCACCTGCTATCTTGCACAACCACGGACTCGGGCCTGTGCGGGCAAACTTGACTACGGTGTGATGATGCGAAGGACAGTCCCATGGTTGCGCAAGATGCGTTGGCATCCGCTCGGGCCACTCATCCAACCGAATGTCCCCAACTAACGCCGTGATCGGCATCCTCGCCCACATGGCACCTCCATGCACATTTTCTGATCCATCTGCATCGCTCTCACAACCTGTAAAAACTAGTTGGAAGCTCAAACAGCGGTCAGGCATGGTGTTTACCGCAATCGCCATTGCATGCAAGTATTCACCATGGTACTTCTGATGCATGTGAGTAAATTCACGTCTCACCCAGCACTTGAAGTACGGGATATTACTGATCAGATACGCCATTAACGGCCTTTGCCGCCACTCGCCATCATCTTCTTCTTGACTGCGCCACCAGCAGCATAGCCCTTCTTCATCATGCCGCCACCCATCATCTTGACAGGAGCTTCGCCCATTGCCATGCGCTTGCGCGGGCTTACGTCGCCGCCCTTTGCCATCATGATCGGACCCGATGTCTGGCTAGTCTTCGACAGCATCTTGTTGCGAGGACCGCTCTCTACTGCACCGCCGCCTTTGGTAGCGGCACCCATTCCACGTCCAGCCATGATTACTTTCCTTTCTTCATAGCGCGGCCTTTTACGTCCGCAGTTTTACGCTTAACAGCACGACCCATAGCGTCAGAAGACTTCTTGACTGCGCCGCCTTTTTTCATAGCATTGCCCTTAGCAATCTTTGATGCCACTAAATCGGCAATCAGGCTCATGCCACGACGTGGGCGAGCGTCTGCCCCTTGTCTACCCTTTACAGCGTTAGATACTGCTTGCGCAATCTTTTTCGACAACATTTTGACCTCCTATCGACGTTCTATTAAACGATCAATCTTCTCTTCCAGACGATTGAATCGCTGGTCGATATGCTCAGTAATCTTCTCTACTTCTGCCTTTGTCACGTTGTCGCGAGCAATCTCCTCGCGAGTGCGATTAAGCAAAATTGTGATCCGTGCGAGCTCACTAAACTTCTCATGCATCATGTAACCCAGTACACCCACAAGAAGCGTTAATGCTGCACTCCAAATCTCTACTAGCTGCACCGCATACTCCTCAACATTTCCACCGACGCCGCGCTTGGCGGATACGGCTGTTTGGGTCCTTTGCTGCCTCTGGGTACATCTTCATCTGCCCCTCGGAACGTGCGCAAAACGACTTACGACGCTTCGCGCGCGCCCCCGATGGATTACTTTCAGTCACAGCGGTTTGGAGCTTGCTGCCCGGATTAGCACGACGATAAGCAGCAACACCTTGCTTCGTCATGCCCGCTCCGGACTTGGTGGATCGAAAATTCCCCGACTTCACCGAAGTAGCAATGCCCATTCCTTTGGACTTTTTCGTCGCCATCGTTAGACAGCTGCGCCGCCCACAAACAACAACGTGACGCTTTTTACTTCGGCATCTGCGAGGTCAATAAAGACGCCGCTTGAAAAAAGAATACCGTCGTCCGGGAAGATCAGGTCAACTGCACCTGCCGCAGCAGGGGTGTTAATCGTGATCAACGCCGTACCGCCACTTGTGCTTCCGTTCTTTAGCGAAAACGACGACGCAGTGTTACTGCAGGTGTAGTACACCCCTTGAACACGTGTCCTGCCGCTAATGGCGTCATCCGAAGTTGTCTTCGTTACCGCCGAGATATCACTTGCAAAGCTCATAAGACCCCCTATTAGGCGGTTGCTTTGATCACCGTGACCGTATACGAACCGGAAGCAGGATCAATAGGCGATGCAGTGACGTTAGCCGCACGAACCTTGACGGTGTTTGCAGCAGAAACGTAACCAGTAATTACCAGTCCTGAAGCAATCGTTGCAGGAACACCAACAAGCACAGGATCGCCTACAGCTGCACCCGTTACAGTAATGTCGGAAGAGTCGGCAGTGGTATTAGCCGAAAGGGAGGTGAAATCGATAGTTGCCGAGGTTTTGAGCACGGCGGTAAATGTTCCACCGATGCCCCCGATGAAGCCGTTGTCAGATGCGACTGGGCCTGAGAAGCGTGTCTGAGCCATTATATGGTTCCTCTTAAATGTTGATACTTAATAGCAAGCTTTCGAACAGAACTGGTGTCTGCGCCAAGTTGTCTTGCACGTTCTGCGTAAGACATTTCTGGATTATTTAGAATAAAACCCAGCTTTGCAACGAATTTCGGGTCTTGCTGAAGCCTTGCCATTTGTGCTTCTGACAGCGTTTTTCGGTATTCCGGGCTTTTGTAATCAAAGGTCGAAGCCCGCCTGCCCAGCCGTATTTTTTCCCTTACCTCTTCACTATGCGTTTTACCACGCATCGGAGCCTTGGCAAAGTCTGCAACATTGTAGACCGTCTTTTCTTCAAACCACGCATCATTTTTTAAGAAGGCTTCTTCCAACTGGTCCAACTCGCTCAAGTCCTTACACTCTATTTCAATAGACCCATAAAAACTAGAGAGACCGTATTTGTTAAACGCGTTTTGCAAGTGAGAGTTGGGGTGTTTGTTATTTCGTAACAGCCTGAAGTGTTCCCTTAATCGTTTTTTAACCCGTTGCGACTGGCCGACATAGCACTGCCCTGTCGCAGCATTAACTATCTTGTAAATGCCGCATACATCATGCTTGTATGGCATAAACAACTCCTTTTCATCTAGTTCTTGCCATTTTACGACTAAAAAAGGGGAGCCGAAGCTCCCCTTTTTCTCTTAGGCCGCGCCGGGCGAGCCGAAGATACCGCGCCAATCGGAGAAGCCGAAGCTGTAACGCTCACGCGCCTTGTAGCGCATGTTGCCAGTTTCGAAATCACCTTCAAAGGCGGTCTTCATGCTTACACGCTCAAACATCTTCATGCCGTTTGGAGCATCGGTCTTAACGAACCATGCGTCCGGATCGGTCAGGTAGTGGTTGACTGTGTAACCCTGCGGAATCATGCCCATGTTCTTCAGGGCGTTGATGTCGTTGTCGGCAGTGCCAACACGCAGAGTGGACTTCATGATGCGATCCGCAGTGAACTGAAGCTCTTTCGGGATGATCAGCTTCAGGCCTTGGATTGCGATCTTCAGGTTGCGCTCGTCAACCAACGACTGGATGTCGATGATGGCCTGTTCCAAAGAAGTCTCGGAAAGGTCAGCAGCGGTTGCCAGTTCGTTTTTCTGGTCTGGGCCACCAATGATCGGGTGATCCGTCGAGCACAGAGCAACGCCGTCGCCACCAATCGAGGTGGTGAAAGCGCCGTTCAGGACCGAAGCGGCCTTGATCTGCTTGGTAGTTGCCATCGAACGAGCCAGAGCGAGGGTGTAACGACGAGCCAAACGGTCGTACAGGTTATCTTCCACCGCTTCTTCCGTCAGAGAGAATGCCAAAGCAATCGTCTCGTGGGTGTAGCGAGCGGTAAAGACTTCCTGAGCGGTGTCGTATGCCAAGCCAGCACCTTCGGTTTTGACCGGAGCCTCACCGAAGCCTGACAGCATGACTTCCTCTTCAAATGCACGATCTGACGACTCAACGTCGTAAATCTGCAGATGCTCTTGCTCATAGTTTTTGTACTCAAGGCCGAACAGAGCGTTCAGGCCGGGCTCCAACTCTTTAACTAGTTGTGCGCGTGAAATAGCCATGATTTAGCTCCTATTAGGTCAGGCCAGCAACACCAATGCTGCCGTACTGATGCGCATTGATCTTTACGACGACTTGGGTGAAGTTTTCACCTAAGGAGTTGTTGGGTGCGTTGTACAGACCAACAATCTTTAGGACCAGTGTGTTAGTAGTCAGGATAGTGGACGAATCCAGTTCCATCGCAGACAGACCAGTGATGTTGCTGCCTGCCGTAGCAGTAACAGCAGCGTTCTGACCAATATCTGCTTGGACGATGTCTTCATCAGCCTGAACTAGGAACAGTTGATTAGGATCGTCAAGCACTTCAGCCAGAATCTGGCCTGAAGTGATGTTCACCGAACCCGGATAGTACTGCTTCCAAGTTGGCTTACCGGTTGTTGGATCAATGTAGTTGCAACCGTTAAATACGCCAACTGCAGTGGCG